AAACCCTTAGTTCTTTTTTGAATAGATAATCTTTTTGTTTTAGCTCTTTCTAAGTGGCCCATAGCTGATTCACTATCACCCTTTGCTGCAGCTTTCTTAGCCATTTTATCATTAGCTGCTGCATTCTTAGAATTGCCAGCATTAGCTAATTCAGCTTTTGATTTATAGCTGTGTAAAGTTTTTTTATCTATTTCTTTAAGACTTTTTGGCATTTAGATAATCCTTATAAGATTGAACCTTTTGCTTACCAGATTGACCTAGTCCTTTTAAAGGTTCCTGCTTGCGAATTAAACCGCCTTTACCAGGAACACCGTCAATAGCTAGATCTTTGCTTGGAGTTTGGCCTGGAGTATCCATAATATATCTTTTAAGAAGCGCATCTGTACCCATTAGACCAGCACCACCTTCTTCTTTAAGTTTACCCGACTTTTCATCTTTTCTTCTAACATCATAGTTAGTATCATGTAATCTCCAATCAGAAGCACCCTGATCATAGCCTTTTCTCTTAAGAGCCCTGTTAGCTAATGCTTTACCTTTTGATGCTTTATCGGCAATTTTACGCTGTTGGTCTCTCAGACCTCTTTTATTTTTTTCACCCTGCTTAGTATTTTGTCTTTCAGCATCAGATTGATATGAATCAGCTTTATAGCTAGCATCCATTTCTTGCTTTTTTCTCTGATCGTGAGCTGATTTAACTGTATCAGTATCTAATTCAGAAATATAACTTTCTGCTGTATTTTTCTTAGCTTTCTTATCAGCGAGTTCTGCTTTTCTCTTTTTAGCATAAGCCATATATTCTTTATAGCCTTTTTGACCGTGCACTATTTTATCACCAGTGTAGCCTCCAGAAGGTCTTCCATATGCAGGTCCACTCATACCTGTATATTCCTTTGACTCAGCTGCATCTTTAAAATCTTGAGCTGAAGGGGCTCCTTTAGATCCTGGAGTTTTCATTCTTTCTTTAGAACCTGATTTAATTCTTTTTCTTTTAGCGTGAATGTTATCCCATAAACCTGGCTTATTACCTTCCAATGCTACATTTTTTTTAACTACTTTAACGTTTTTAGCTGGGGTAAGCATATGATTAATTGTTGAATCTTGTGCGATTTCTTGCATTTGTTGTTCTTTTGAACCATAAGTTTCACATGGATCTTTTCCACACCCACAATTTTTTACTTTAGCTTCAGCTATAAAAGATTCAAATACTTCATCCATATCTGATGTTCTATTTTTATTAATAAACTCATTAAGTCTATTAAAAGCAAAAGAATCACCTTTACCTCTATATTTGTTATAAACTTCTGATAGAATGTTAACTGGAATTTCAGCTGAAATAGATTTCTTAATTATGTTATTAAGTACTTTTTCTTGAATAGGTTGAATTTCTTTGTGATTGTTTTCTGTAAGATAAGAGCTAAAAGCCATATCCATAGCTTCTGTTCTTGTTCTGAATGATTTAAATCTTGCGAATTCTTTTCTTCTTGTTACAGGCATAATCCTTGTAGCAAGTTTCTTAACTATATTACCTCTTTGTCTGACCCTTTTGTCAATAGATGATTTCTCAATTGGAGATAATTTACTATATGATTTACCTCTTGAACCAGCCAAACGATTTCTCATAACTCTAATAGCTGCCCTTGCAGTTCTTTTCTTAATTCTGCCAGTCTGAGCTAACCTACGAGCTACCCTTCGTCTTGCTACTTTTAATCTTGCCTTATAACGCCTGGCCGCTATAGCCTTTTTTCTTCGGCCCGCCACGGTCAGTACGCCCGCCTCATCAAGATGTTCTTCAAATATGTTGTCTAAGTCTTCTTTTAAATTCATACCTTCTCTTACCATTTTAAGTATTTTTTCTGCATACTTATTTAGCTGATTAGGAAGTCCTCGTTTAAAAGCTTGTATGTCGTTCTTTGCAGCAGCATCTCTCATCTTAGTTGCTGACATTCCAGTTACTCCATCAGAGTCTGGATCTCTAGTTCCTGCTGATACGACTTCTATGTTCTTAAAGTTAAAATCCTTACCGTTATAAGTAGTGCTAATTCGTTTTAAGTCTTTAACTCTATCAGATCCTACAACAATAACTAAGTTTTTATAGTTACCAGATAGCTCTTTGAGCATATCAAATATATTTTTAGCATTGGATTTTTGCACAATACGACCGAAAGCCATATTAATTAGCTTGGCCTTATCGTTATAACTTAAAGGATTCTTTTTAGAGTCTACGGAATGAGACAGGAAGATTAGCGGTTTTGCTTGTTTCTGTTGAGATATTTCTAACATTTTCTTTACTAATGCTAGATGACCAACAGTGGGAGGGTTCATGCGTCCAAAAGTTACTACAGCTGTTTGCGACGCTGCTTCTGACAACTCACTAGGGTTGAGAACTATATCTAAATTGTCGTTAGTCATGTTTGTTTTCCTCAGGGTTTGTATCTAACCTTACCTGTCTCATATCTATTTAGCTGTTATCGTCTGTTGTCATTAGTCCAACCTTTAACTATTTCAGGATTAAAGTTAGAATATGAAAATTCTAGACGATCTACTAATTTAACGGTATTACCTTTCCTATCTATAGCTACGTAACCTTCTTCTCCAGTCACTTTAAAGCCATTATTAGTCTTAAGGAAAGTACTTAGTTTGCTTGCTTTATTAAGCTTATTAATAATAATCTTTTTAGCTTTAGCCAAATGCATCTGCATTTCAAATATAGAAGCTACTCTATATAATGGCAGTTTACTAAAAGCAATTACTTTAGCTAAAGCAAGCTTCTTTCTTTCTTGACCTGATTCAGTTTTAAGAGCATCGATTTCTTTCTTTACTCTCTGAATCAGATAATTTTGTAAGCTTTTAGTATATACCATAGGTGATAGTATATCCTGACCTTCACGAATATGCAAGTTATGATGAACTTTTATAAACGAAAGTAAATGCTTACATTCTGAAATCTGTTTAATTACTCTGGTATCTATTCTTTTTAATGCTTTATTAGCATAGTTTAACTCTCTATCAAGATCTTTTACTTCATCTTTAGTCATAGTAGCACTACCAGAAAGGTCTTGATATTCTGCATCAATCATCCAAACTTTATCTAAAGGCTGCACCCATCTCATCTTAAACGGTTTCATATCATGAGATACAGTAGTATGAAACACAATACCTATCTCAGATTGCAATATTTGATTAGCTAGTTCGGAATCTTTAGGTACTGCGTACACAATAGTATTAGGGTGAAATATAAGATAAGTTTTACTATCTATTACTTGAGTTTTTATATCATCTTTAGTATATAAAAAATCACCTTGTATCACAGTATTAGGTCCAATACTTAGATCTTTTAAGAAATGCAGAGCTCTTTTTAACTTGTCTGCTAGGTCAGGGTTCAGATCGGCGGCATCGATCTCCTTCGGAGAATAATACATAACTGGTGTCTTGTTAAAATAGCTCTTAGTAGATACAAATAACTTATTATCAGTTCTACCTACTACAATAGCAGGAGCACCATCCCATTTAACAGTTGCATTAATAGCATCTTTAGAGCTACTAGTTAAAGAGTCTCTTAAAGCTTCTAAAAAGTTAAGTGCATCATTAGCACCTTTAATGCCATTATTGAGAACTAAGTCCTCTAAATGCTCCATATGTGTATTATTTGAAATCATTTTTTAAGTCGTATTTAAATTCTTCCCATGTAGGCCATTTTTCTGACCTGCTTCTGTTAACTACTGTTGAGGGATTAACTCTATGCTCTTCAGCAGCTTCATTCTTATCTGCGTAATAAATAAGATCTATCCTATAATAATACGTCTTATTTCCAAAAGTGCCAGGATCTTGTACAAGTTTTATTCCTGCAAGCTCATATTCTTCTTCCCAACTATTTATTTCTTCGTTCTGTTGATACTTGCGTAATATAATATTTTCTTGTTCTTCAACAAAATGTACCTTTCTTCCTTCTTCGATTACACTCTCTAATTCTTCTGGAGTAAGAGTGCCATCAAGATACTTTGCTACAATCTCTCTACATGTCTTAGTTCTTGTTTTAAAGTGCTCGTGTGTAACTCTAGTCTTTCTATATACTCTACCTGTTGGTCCATGAGTAATAAGTAAAGATTCAGATACTAAGCCTGAGTGTACACTAGGAATATCTCCAAAGGCTAACATAGCAGCTCTTGCAAATTCCTTATCACCCATTTTACCATCTTTTACGGCAGGCAGTAAGTATTCACAAAAGGCTTTGAAACCTTTTTTGGTTACAGTTGCTGACATTTACAGTCCTAACTTGCCGCCTTCTTTAAGATGATCTTTAATCATCTCCATATAAAAAGCTGCATCTGTATTACCTCTTTCTTCTAATAAAGTCTGTGCTTTACTAAAAAAGGCAAGGTTACCTTTTAAGTTTCTTGACTCAGCTCTGTCAGCTGAATCGAAAGTCATTTCACGTTTTGTTGCTCTTGGTCTATACATTTTCTCACCTTATCTAAATTATAAAATAGTTTACTAAAAATTCGTATAGAGTTGCCGTCGTCTACAACCCAACGAGGAATACCATAGGGACTACGATCTTTAAAAATCCTAGTCCCGTTAATTGATTCTATAAAAAGTCTCATTAAGATCTTTCAGCCCAAGCATTAATTTCATCTTCAGCAATAGCAGCTAAGACGTCATCTGATGCAGGAGTATTAGAAAATGACTTTAACTTTTTCATATATAGCGCCATAAACCTATCTTCATATAAATGCATATTAGCAGTATCTTCTAGGTCTTGAATAATATCAGGATCATCATCCAAAATCATTTTAGCAAAATCATCATCAATTTTAGCTAAACCATTTGCTGTAGCAAATTCATCATAGATAGGAGTTAGTGAGTCAGGTAGAATTCTATATCTATTGCCTCTAAAGACTGCTTTAGCTTCAACAGATCCGTCTAAACCTTCTCCATCGTCTCCAATATACAAATAATCTAATTCGACGTTAATAACGCTTGAATCATAAAAAGAATTCCATACATCATCTGCTATGGACTCCATCATTGTTGTGTTCACTTCGTGTGACATATTATCGCTCCGTTTGAGTTTAAAATTATATTATATGCTGATTCCATGATCTAATCAACTAGTAAAAGAGTTTTCTGGTACTTTTTTATCTTTAGGATAGTGAAACCATCCTGTAGCAATATATTTGTCTTCTTTAAGATCATTAGCGGCTCGATGTGTATGAGTAAAAGCAGCAGGCCATATTAATAAAGATCCTTTTGTTGGTTTAAAAGCAAGGTCTTGATATAAAAAAATAAAGATCCTTTTGTTGGTTTAAAAGCAAGGTCTTGATATAAAAATTCAGTCTTACCCCCTTTTTCTACATTGTTTAAATAAAACATCCAGACTAGAAATCTTGAACTATTTGCTCCTTTACCTTGTTCATGATGCCATTGATGAAAACCGCCGCCTAGACTAGATTTTTGTAATTTAGGTCTGTCTAAATAAGCATCTTCAAACTTTGTTCCTTCAAGATAGTATTTATTAGCATATAGGGAATAATGTTTCTTTAAGCTTAATCTTATTCCTTCTAAAATATAATTTAAGCTTCCAAAATGTGCGGGAAAAATACTTATATCATTTCTTGAATGATCATTATCATGTCTTATATGAGCATTAAATTCAGGGTTATCTTTTGCTCTTTGTAAAAGTAGTTCTATATCTTGAACTGTATTATCACAGAACTCATCTGTTAAAGCATTTTTATATTCAATAATAAAGTT